ATACTGCATCAATACCAGAAGTCTTGGAATATGTCCAGACAATGTTGGCTCCTGGAATGTTGTGCGATGCAGCAACACTCAGAGATGCTGTTACAGTTCCGCTGTTAGCAAAAGCGTTGTTGGTTGTTGCTGGTACAACAAAGTTGAAATCAGCACCATTATAGACTGCGCGAACTTGTACTTGTTGAGTGTTCGTAGCAATCACCTGGTTCTTGTAAAGAACATTAGTGGTGACTGTGTAAATCTGATTGTTATCCGTGGTGACTGTAGGAGCAGCAACCGTGAAGATGACAGAGTTTCCGCTAACAGTGGCGCCAGCTGAAGGAGACACTACGAACTGAATGATCGTGTTAGAAGTCGAGTTAGAGAAAGCAGTCAACGTGGTTGTTGCTGTCTGCGCGACATAACCTTGCACATTCACATTGGTGTTTCCGGTGAATGTCAAGTTTGGATCGTACACTGTTCCATTCAGTGTCACATATTGGTTGGCAGTTCCAATAAGATGTCCGCCATAAGAAACAGTGACGCCGACAAGAACGTTAGATGTTGCTGTACCGACGTTCTTCAAATTCAACTGCAATCCAAGACTCTTAGTCGTTGGATTGGTGATTGTGATGTCTTGCCAGCCGGAAACAACGTTGGCTGTCCAAACGATAGTTGGGTTTACGAGATCAGTGACTGTGTTGAATGAAAGAGTCGGAAGTGCTGAACCAAAATCAAGAATAGTGTTTGATGTTGCAGAAGCAAATAGACCACCAAATGCAGTCTTGTTAGAAAGGTCACTAAAACTGATTGGAGAATTGGCTACAGTCTTTCCAAGCACGCCTGTGAGCTGACGCAAAATAGCATCATTGATAGAGCGCGGCGTGGTGGTTGGATAATTGAGCTCGCCATTGATTTGCGAAAGAGCGATGCTCGCATTGGCGATATTCGGTGTCGTCATCGGTTACCCAAAAAGAAAAGAGCCAGTCACACGTTATGTATGAACCTGGCTCAAAGCGAGGACTTGTTGTAGTTATTCCTCAGGCTCCCGGCAAATTATTGAACTTCGCGACTGCCGGTGAAATGTAGGCGAAACCTTCAACGATTCGTTCAACTTCGCCTGTAGATGTGTTCTTTGCTGCAACGTCATAGACATATCGACCTGGAGTCATGTTAGCCGTCTGTGAAGAATTGGCTGACAAAATAACATCTCCATTGGCATTGAATGTTACAGAGAACGAATAGGCATTCGTTGCCGTGTAATTCTTACGTAGATTGCAGATACCAATGAAACCCAACATGCTAACGATGTTACCATAAGCATCCCGCACATGGTAAATCGCTTTGGATACATCGGTTCCCTGATCGATCTGAATATGAATTTTGGTGGCCATTACTTTTCTACTTTCTCGCCGAGATACTTGATAGCAGCAATGATGTATGGAATAGCTTTCGTGTAATCAACTGCCTTGGTTCCATCAGGTCGAGTGAATACATGCTTCGGGAAAATCTTCTCCCATTCTTGAGCAACCACTCCAGAATCATGACCTTCATGACTCGGCAATCTGTATTCAGACTTGCCTTCTTCTTTCCAATCAAACTCAACTGGTCGACTACGAACAAGAAGCTTATAGGCAGCTTCCAAATCCATATCTTCGATGTTTTCCTTCTGAGAAGCACATGAAGTTTGCCAACCCTGAATATCACCAGTAGCAATGATAGATCCATTCACATCGAGAGAGGAACGAGGAGTGGAAGTTCCAACGCCAACTCTACCAGATGTAACGAACAGAGTATTGGTGACAACAGCAGTATTGGTGACTGTGAGAACAGAAGTGACTGTGCCGACAGAAAGCGAGTTGATGGTTGTCTGTGTGATTAGTGCGAGAGTATTGACTTCCCAATGAGACGTGTTTGGATTCCACATCAAGATCGATTGGTTAGTCTTAGTGTTCGCAGCTGCGTCTGTTACATCAATCAACTGTCCAATAGGAATCTGAATTGATGTGAAGTAAAGGTTGCCAGTAGCAACGTTTGCTACAAGGAAGTTTGCGTTGTTTGCCGCTCCAGGAATCTGAACCTTCGACACGGTGTCGATAAGAAACGAGCCTTGAAGGCGAATCGTACCGACAGCAACAATCGAAGATGTCGTATCAATGACAATGTTGGCTCCCGTTACTGTAACTGTGCCAGGGCCAGTCAGAGACTGTACAGAAAGCGAATTTGCGAAAATTGTGCCTTGGATAGCAACATTGCCGACCGTTGTATTTGAGTCGACAGTTACTACCTTTGTTGACATAGCTGTTGCCATTTCATTCGTGCGCTGGATCCAGTGTCCGAATGTGTTGGCAAGAGATACGTTAGCAATTGCAATTGTCATTTAGTTCTCTCAAGCAAAAGTTGCAGGAGAACTTTGATGTCTCCCATATCTTGTTCCAATCGCTCTACGCGATCAGCCATTCCAGTCATCTTTCTGGAATGATCGCGCTTCAACTTGTATGCTCTGAGCGAGGCATTATTGGTATTTATCATGGCACCCGTCGATGAGTCAACAAGGTAATCGGGTGCCTCTTTTGCACGCAACATCGTCATGGCATCATTTCTGTAGAGCGATTGCTCGAATGTCGTTCAGACGTGGATAGTTGTACGCGGTGGTTTCATCCTGAACTGCGAGAACAACCTTAATGGCGAACTGCTTGAATCCGATGAACGTTCCTAGCGAAGTGGTATATTGAAGCGGATCGCCATCAATCGGGTTGACGATCAATGGGCTCCAAGCGGCTCCTGAAACAGTTGGAGAAACGTTCGGAACACGGAATTCGTATTCACGATAATCATCGAACTTGTTGGTCGTGGAGAATACGGAACCATCTGTGATCTGAGTCAACAGAGTCCATGGCTTCTGACTGAATGTATCTGGATCTTGGTTGTTCCAGAACTTTCCGTATACCAACATGATTGTTCCAGCCGGCTTGTAGGCATCCACGTAGACATGAAGGTCTTCCGATTCTTGTCCATCAGCCAGGGTGACTGTCTTGCTGATGTAACGAGTGGCGGCAAGACCATAATCGCCTTCTTCGCCAGTGGTTTCACTGTTGATGAGGTTTTCAATACCAATGAACGAATGGCTGTTCAAATCGATTGCTGGCGAGCAGTAATCTGATGTCGACGTCATGGAAATGGCAAGCTCAACAGAAGTGTTTCCGCTGAGAGCAGCCTTTTCGTTACTGAACGAAAGTGCGTATCGAGTGATGTCGAAGAATTCAGTTTCGTTGTCAGACTTCAGATTGATCCAGTCATTAGGACCAGTCTGCTTGACAGGAACGGCTGGATCGCCTTCCTTGTATGTGCCGCGATATTGAATGCTGGCAGAAGTCAACGGATTGTTGACGACAGCAATCTTCGGTACAATACCATGCAACGGCATGTCATAAATGTCGGCGATGTTACCGAGCAACATCATGCCGTCGGTGTTAGAACTTACATTTCCTTCAACAGCAACACGGCAGACTGCGATTCGATCATCGGCAGCAAAATTACCAGTTGAGTTGCGGAGATACAGGAAGTTGTTCACGTAGTCGTACTTGACGACCTTGGCGTTCTTCGTTGTATCGAGAACAGAGTCGTTCTTGAATGCGTAGACTTCGTCGCCAGCCATGATGTTGAGTGGACCCGATGCGATACCAAGGTTTCGCAGAGTCCAAATTTCATTTGGAGACTTCTTCAGTCGAGCAACAGATGTCGTGCTAACATCGAACTGCGCGCGATAGATCGTGTACTTGAGATCTTCGTTAGGAATCTGTTGCCAAGTCGTCGAATTCTTGGCATAGTAAGCTGCGCCAGACAATGGATTCGATGAGACAGAAATTCCACTTGTGAGATCAGCATCACCGTTGATAGCAGTGTAAAGCTGATAATCTGGGCTGTTACCAAGACCACGAACAGAGAATGCATAGCTCTGTGCAGCCGTCAGATAGATCGGCGATGAGAATTGGAAGCGAGTTGCCGTGCTTCCATTATTTGATGCAGTGATCTGATCAGTTGTCAGAGTAACAACTGATCCAGGAATCGTTCTAGATGCGTCCGGAAGTCCATTAGACAGTTCGAGAAGCTGCATCTGTGCACCGAACGATGAACTCTTAGTAGCAAAGAAGAGATCGATACCTGTGATGTACAGTCCAGGCACCCCATCGGGAACCTGGACTTTGAACACCTGTGTCATCGAACCTGTTAGGTCAAGAGCGGTTGAAGTAGTGGTCGTCATTTAAAGCTCGCTATTAAAAATCTTCGATACCAGCGTTCATCTTCATCATGTTATGGCTGAAGATGCGACGGTTCGGCTCATCACCAGCGGCGAACGAACGACCGTCGAAACCGAGCGGAACGATCAACTTTTCGCCTACATGATAGACCGCAGTTACCTTCTCCCAACGAACATCTCCCTTGTCATCAACAAGCACGAACTCGCCTTCCATGTCAGGAGCGTACTTCCACTCTCCTTCCTTCAGGTCTTCTGTAGCATTCATCAAGTTGAATGGTGTATCTACAGAACAAGTCAACTGAATCTTAGATTCAGTTTCGAGTGTTACGCAAGTGTTGAGCTTTGGTTCGTGAATCTGAACAACCTTGTACTTGGAAACGTCTTCGTCTCCTGGGTACCAAGTATCAGCCTCGAATCCTTCGTGAACTTCTGCGGCACGAGTGTCAATATTTAGCCATGCGTCAGAAGCTACACAACCACCGCCTCCTGTCTTGTAACCGCCACCAGTGCTGTACGGAGGTGGAGCTGTTACCTTGGCAATGGTCCAGAGCTGGAATTGCGTATTGGTAGAAGCGATCACGAAACCGTTTGAAGCCAAGTAGCGAACGTTGACGATGAATGTCGACGAAAGGTTGTTAGCATGTGCAGCTGGGTTGGTATCGATCAGACGTGGCGTCCACGTGTTGTTAGCTGTGCCGCCGATGATCACTGCGTTCAGAGTGTTGCCCGAAATGACGTTGTATGACCAATCGAAATACGCACCAGCAACTTGGTTCGAAGAAGTAGCAACCATGTTGATGTTAGCTTCGTATACACCGCCGATGCTTCCAGTACCAATCAGAACACCATTGGAATATGCGATGATGTTTAGAGATGCGGTAGGTGGCGGCGCCAACTTGTACAGAGTGATCGTCTGACTGTACGATGAAGTCTTGCCATTCGAATCCGTGACAGTCAGTGTAACCGTGTATGGGTTGGTTGAATTCGTCTGGATGCTAGCACCATACGTGTGAACCGGTGGGTTCTGGCCACTGTATGTTGAGCCATCACCGAAATTCCACTGCCAACTCGTGATCGTTCCAGAACCAGCAACCGATGCGTCCGAGAAGGTGATCGAGTGATTAGCTGGAGCCTGGACGTATGTCTGACCAGACCAGTTGAACTTCGCTGTTGGCGGAGTCGGTGGTGGAGCAGGCGGCGGCGCAATAACCACATTGTTTGCTGGTGGCGGAGTCGGTGGTGGAGCAGGCGGCGGAGGAGTCTGGATAATGACCACCGGACCTGGCTCTTGTGTGTATGTCACGTTAACCGTGAATACAGCAGCAGCAGTCGACACCTGTGCATTTGTCACCGCATCAATTTCTTCAGACAGAAGCTTGATGGTGTGAGCACCAATCTTGAAGCGATCGCCTGGGATGGAGATCTTGCCTGCGAGATTACCACGTGAGTCAGATTCCAGCTCAGAACCCCACATAGATGTACGCTTGACATAGTTGTCATCTGTAGCTGCAGTGTTGGCGATATCGCCAGGAGCTGCCATCTGAGACATGTCAAAGTCATCGATGTAGATGTTAAACGTTGTGTATGGCTTCAGACCAGAAGCAACAAACGCAATTTCTCGCGGAGTAATGTAGCTCTGGATAGCGGCTGCGGTGTTAGCAGAAGAAGTGGTCGCGTTGCGAACTGTAACCGTTGCGGTGTTAGCAGTCGTGTTAGATGAGGTAACCGTGTTACCATCTACACGCCACCAACCATACAGAGACATCAACTGAGCGGCAGACATCGAAGCAATAGCAGCTGCAGGAGCGTCCGTCGCAATAACTGTGACCGGTCCTTGCATGGTTTCTACTTCGCTCCAAGCATTAGGCTTGAGCGTCAGAGTACCATTGTAAGACGGCGGCGAACCAGACAGAGCACGCGAACCAGTTGCATAGTCCTGAGTCAAGAAGGATGTTTCACCATAAGACATCAGGAGCTGGTTTCCAACAGAAGCTACACCAGCAGAGTTGCCAAGGTCGAATTCCATCTCAAAGTATTCTGGCTTGAAGAACGGACGTGCCAGACCATTGGTTTCGTCGATAGCAATGCGATAACGTGGATCAGTTACATTGCCGAACGAGTGATCGGTGAATGGTTCTACAAAGATACCATTCTTGAAACGATCGTTGCCGTTGCTAGACATGATGGACGTGTTAGCAGCCGCCAGCTGAAGTGTGTTCAGCGTGGTGTAATATTCAAGACGTTCGATGCGCTTCTCGAGAGCAGCGATGTCGCTCATCGTGAATCGTTCGTGACTCTGAACGCTGATCGTAATGTTGAATGCTGGAGTCTTGGCGTTGTTCTTTTCCAGGTCGGTGAGCGACGGATATGGAGGAACAACGATCTGAGCAATCGACAGCGAATCATTGCTGATTGCTGGAGCGATTGGCGTTAGAGAAGGAACACCTTCAACAATGACAAACGTTCCTGCTGGAGTCAGTGTCAGAATGTCCACGCGACCGAGATAGTGCGTGTAATTCAGTTCAAAGTTTTCGCCAGGGAACGGCTTGTATGCAGAAGTGTTAGCGTCGAAGTTGTTGGTTGTTGCTGGGTTGTATGTTGCAGCACGGATGTCGGTTGTGACATTCGCAGTAGCTGCCTTGTACGGACGGAAGTCGATTGTATCACGAAGATCGAACGTCTTGCTCAGTGATGCTGAATAATACGAAGGGATTTCGTACGTGTGAATCGATACATTCGCATCCATGCCAAGAGTGTCATCGACTGGGTAAGAGTCTACAGAGAAGTATCCCTTACCAGCTGCTGTGTTGGCGATGAAGTGATCGAATACAACAACCAGAGAGCTGTTGGCGATGTTGTTAGCATCAGACTTGTCAACCAGCTTCAGTGTGCAGTGATCGTAGAAGCTGTCTTTCTGACCATTGTCGAATGAGAAGCTGTTTGCCAAGTTGTTGTTTAGGTCTGCTGTTGCCAGAGAGCTGTTGGAACCAGTAGCGATGTACACGCCAACCAAGCGCAGACCGTCAGGAACACCAAGGTTCCAAGGACCAACGTCGGTGCCGGTGTTAGCAGTGGTTACAATGACGGTGGTTCCGCGTTGAACCTGCTTCTTGATTTGAAGCGCCTGGTTCTGCAACGTGTAGAAACGAAGGTCGATTGCGACTGGAGCATTGTTCGGAGATGCTCCCATAGAAATCGTTGCCTGGTTGTTAGCATTGATCGTAAGAGTACGACCTGTACCAGACAAGGAAATCAGAGAGCCGGCAAGATGCATACGACCCAGCGTTTGGCCAGTGTTTGCAACCAGAGTGATAGAGTTTGCAACCGAAACCGTGTTGGCATCGATCGTCATATCAACCAGATAAAGGTTGGCACCATGAATAATGCTTTCGCCAGGCAGAACCAATCCACCAAGACCTGCGGCAGTTACAACACCGTTGGCATACAGATTAGCTGTCGTGGTGATGCTAGCGAAGGTAATGTTGGCGCCAGCGACTACATCGATGTGCTGTTCGGAAATGTCCGAACCATCGCTGAATCCGAGAATGCCGCCACCAGATGGAACACGGAATACGATGTTGCCACCAGAATCGATTGATGTCGAAGTGTTGGCAGCAGTGTAGTAGTATTGGCTCTCAGAAACATTGTTAGCATCAGCAAGAGTCTTGACTGCTGTTGCGCCAACACTGAATAGCATCGGAACGTAAGAGGATTCCTGAAGCGTTGCTGGCGTAGAAACGATGTCAGCAAAAGCATTACCAGTTGTTCCGGTGGTGAATGCAAGAGAAGCGACGTTCGAGAAGCTCAACGAACTGTTAGCCATCTGAATGTTGAACAGATAAGCCTTGTATACAGCGTTTGCTGAACCCTTGGTACCAGAAGAATAGATCAGTTCGCGAATGTTCGCGGTGCCGACCAACGTGCCAGAAGTCGCAGAATTGGATGTCAGGTTGTTAGAAACAGCTGACTGAGCATTCGCGTACAAGTTGACAACAGAAGCGTGATCAGTCGGGAAGTAACCACGCACTTCCTTAACTTCCACATAGTTGCCATAAGACATCGTAACAATCTGGTTGTTGTACGAAGTAGTGTCAGTACCACGACGACCCTTGACCGGAAGGTTGGTCAAAAGCTGGTTACGATAGCCTTTGACATACGCCAGACCAGGAGTGATTTCGTACACAACACCATCAACATTGCTGTTGTCTGGTGCCGAAGAAATACCAAATGGATTGACGATGAAGTGACCAGACTCTTCGTATGTGCGTTGTGCGATCGAATCACCGAGTGCCGCATACTGCGGATCGGTACGATCATAAGCAACACCAGTGTTGGAGAAGGTGACTACTGGGAAGAAAACATCCGTGTTAGAAACGGTGTTGGCCAGCTTGGCAACCAGTGAGCTCTTCAGGTTTAGACGATGTGCACCAGGTGCGTTGTAGTTCGTAGAACCGAGAGCGTTATCATACAGAGTCGAATCTGTGGTTTCGGTGATGATGTTTTCATCAGTCACGAAGCCGAGCAGATAGTTCGACGGATCGTTCGAATTCGGGTTGACGATAATGTCACCAGAATCGACGCGAATGAAGAAGCCCTTGTGATAGATGATACCATCAGAAACGTGAGCACCGTAGGAGAAACCTGCGATGTTGCTGTTAGCAATCGCGATTCCATCGGTGTTAGATGTCAGAGTGTTAATGGTTCCCAAAAGGGAAGAAACGTCGTAACCAACGTTGGCGATAACTGCTGTTGCTCCAGTGTTGGAGTTCAGATAGACAGTATCAGTCGAGTTGAAACGGCGCTTGATGTTGTTAACTTTGATCGTGTTATTCGCAGTCGAAACATCCACGATGATAGCACGAGCAGTGACGTTTGCCGTGTTAGCAGCTGAAGTCGCGGTTACAGCAAGACCAAGAGCGTTGGAGAAAGGAGTTGCGTTGTCAACCTTCAGGATGACGTCTTCTACATACGATGTGTTTTCGTTGTAGATGTTGACCTGTTCGCCCGCAAGGAATGTGCGTTGTCCATTGATACCAGGCTTGGTGTAGCGAATGAAGAAACGACCAGGATTCTGGCGAATGAAGCCAGCCTGGGTTTCTACTACGAGTGCCTGGACGTCAGAAGTCTGACCGATAGCGATTGCGCCAATCAGTCGTGCGTCGTTCTGAGCGAGAGATGAATCATTGTTGAACTGATCTTCTACACCGACGTATTCAAGGTCGGTGATGTATTCGATAGAGCAACCCTGGACAATAGAACCGTCCTTGAAAACGTTGTCACCGAAACGCTCGATCTGATTTTGGAGAATGGTTTGTAGCTGTGTCAGCTCGCGAGCCTGTACTGCGACGGACGGACGAAACAAGATACGGTAGAAGTTCTTGTTCTCGTTGTAGTCGTCCCAATATGGAGCACTAGCCAAAATTGATTTTTGAATATCAAGCGTCACGAAACTACCCTTGTTCTAGAAAATCGTCCACGAATCCAATTTTGTGGTTGGGTTCCAGGAATGAAATATTTGCTTACTTTGGTTTCTGGATCGTAATACCAAGCAGTTCCTGTCATGGCAGCACGTTTGTGAATTCTGTTGTATTCTGCAAGGTAATCATGTTTCTTGCCTCGATTACCATCACCAATCTTCTGCCGATGTAATTTACTCTTAGATACAGATTTTTGATTTGGTGGATCACCGCCACCTTCTGCTATATTCCAACCGATGTCACGTGATGGTCTAAGTGTTCGTTCAATCAGCAAACACATTTCTCTTGTAGACTTGAGAATAATTGTCATCATCGCTTCTGGATGTTTGTTCAAATAATTTCTCAATTTCAAATTTCGCGGAAGTTTGACGTGATCAACAAATCTGCCTTTTGGACTGGAACTTATTCCTACATATCCCTCAGAGAAAATATCACTGTAGTTCGGTAGATGGATCCAATAAACGTAACAAACATTCATTATGTATTACAATCCTCTCAAAGCTTCACGATCATCTTCAATTGTTCTGAAGAGGTCGGAGAGCGTTGTGTTGCGGCGATATTCTGTAGATACAGGATGTCGCCAGAATAGAGTTTTACGTTTGGAACAGTATTGGCACTGTTGAAAATGAACTGGACTCCAGAACTCTGGCCATTAAGTGTTTCGCCAGAAAGGAATGTACCAGTGTAGCCAGTGATCACTGCAACAGACGAATTGCAAAGAGCAACAGCACCACGTGCGCGAGAAACGTTGCCAATGATTTCTTCACCGATGCTAAACATCGAAGAAGTGGTATTAGCAACTTGCAGCGCCACAGTCTGTACAAACACAGAATTGGTGTAGAGCGTGTTATTTGAACCGTGTACTTCTGGGTTCTTCAGAAGACCGACCGTTCTGATGGTCACATCATCCGGGAGACCCATGTTGTTGGAGAACTGGCCAGAAATTCCAAGATACTGGCAATACAACTCGCCATAAACATCGGCACCGTGTCCTCCAGGCGGAGAAATAATAGGACGAAGCTTAGCTCCTGTTCCGAATCCTGCACCAGAAATCACCTGGGCATCAGCGATGTTGTAGCCTTCGCCAGAGTCAACGATTTCCACAGAGACAATAGACTGACTCTGTTGATTCATGACTAGATAGCCTTCAAAATCAGAACCGTCTCCAACAACATTAAGAGTTGGAGCGATCTGATAGTTGTATCCGACCGAAATCTGATTCGCGTTGAATGTGTTGGCCAGAATAATGACGTTGTTAGAACCAACCTGCATGCTCTGGATGATACGCCAATTGGATACTTCGTTACCAGCACCGAATACAGTCAGAGTGCTGTTGGCATAGTAGTTGGTAATCAGTGTCGCATTAGCTGAGATGACCAGCTGCGTTCCGTTGATTCCGATGATTTGTCCAACAGAAGCTGGATAGCCAGCGCCACCTGATTGAACTTTGATGTTGAAGATGCCGCCCGAAATCGCATTCGCAACAACATTACCATCTTGTACGACTGGAATGAATTTGGATGTTCCAAACTTGGTCTGTTGTACACCAGTGATAGTATACATGTACTTCCAACGATAGCCATCAGACTGCGTAGCTGGAAGACCGAAGCTCTGTGTGTTGGATGGCTCTACTGTAGAAGGCGATCCGCCATTGTTGTAGATACACTTGAACACAGCATTCGCGCTGGTGACCACATAGAAGTCTGATCCAGGAAGGTTGACATCCTTGTCGTCATACTCCGGAAACACCGTGCCAGAAGTCCAAGAGAACTTCGGCGCAACGTATGCTACATCTGTGTTGCTGACCTTGACTCCAAAGTACATCTGATCGTACTGGAAATTGTATCCATCGTAGACGTTTTCGTAGTTCGGATCAGGAACATTGTCGTCTGGCGTGTAAGGCAGTGGACGACCTGCAAACACATAGAAATTGTCATTGTCCAGAACTGGCTGGATAACAGCACCAATTCCATTAGCCGTGTTCACCGAAAGTGTCGGAGCAATCATGTAATCGCCACCGTTGATGATGGCGATGTATTTGATAGCACCACTGCTGTCAGTAAAGACCTTGGCTGATGCAAGATCGCCAGCTCCGGTGAAAACTACATCTTCACCATTTGCATATTCGGAACCAGCAGACAGAATCTTGATTGATCTGACAGGTGAATTGATGCTCTCAATGAAGTCAGCAATCTCATTCTGCTTGAATTTTGAAAGGATGTTAGTGCTCATTTCAGCCTATCTTAGAAGTCAAACAGAGTGATGTCTGTTTCCGTTGCCAATGAAGTTTCTCGTGAAGTTTGGTACGCTGTGTCGTAGACAGTACCGGTGTTGTTGGTTGTTGGATAACCAGTCTGGTAGGTTGTCGGAGACATTGTTGTAGTGCCGAACGAAGTCAAGAACACCGTCGGAACAACTACGAACACCGTCACGCGGCTGGTATCGAAGGTTGTCGTCGTGGCACGGTTTGTGGCAAACGAAGAGACAAATACTGTTGTCGTAGAACGGCTGGTTGGCTGATTCGTGTTCCTGTTCGTAATGATCGACGTGACCTTGTATGTATAAGTGTCGAACACCGTATTGTAAACAGTGTTTGTAGCAGCTGTTGTCAGGATGACGGTGTCAAAGGTTGTCGTGTATTGCGAAAGGGTTGCGAAATTCGTAGAACCGGTCGTGTTAAACGAAGTTGTCGTGATACGATTGGTGATGAAGTTTGTAGCAAATGCCGAAACAAACGTTGTAACCGTTGGCTTGTTAGTTGCAAAAATCGTGTCGTACGAAGTGTTCTTCTGGGTCGTAGTTACACCAGTTGTTTGAACCATCGTAGCATAAGTCGTCGTTGTGGCATAAGCCGTGTTAAAGACTGTTGCGTATGTCGTCAGAGTGTTGGTTGCTGTAGCACGAGTCGTAGAACGGTTTACAGTGCCAGTGGTATCGAACACCGTTGTCGTGTTGAATACGGTCGTGGTGTTAGTGATAGCACTGGTTGCTTGCGAAGTCTGACGCGAAGTAGACACACTCGTGATCTGAGAAGTGTCGTATGTTGTCGACGCAGAGGTCGCAGTCAGGAAGTTAGTGGCTGTCGAGAACACGGTAGTTGTGTTGATCGACGACTGCGTATTGAACACAGTCAAAGTTTGCTGACTTGTTTGCTTCGTGGTAGCGATTGTTGTGTCGAATACCGTCGAAGTTGCGAATGAAGTATTGAACGTTGTACCGTATGTCGTAGCAATCGAGGTCGTTGTAAGGAAGTCGGTTGCCTTGGTTGTAACCACTGCTGTATCCCAAGCGGTGATGGTTCCATATGCTGTTTGTGTGACTCGCGACGTTGCCGTAGCAAAATTCGTCGAACCAGTCGTGATAACGCTTGTCGAGAAATTCGTGTCGTACGAGGTGACAAAGGCAGTCGTAGTTGCGAAATTCGTAGACTTTGTGGTGGTTGTCAAGAAATTCGTAGCAAAAGTGCTCTGCGTATTGAACACGGTCAGGGTGTTCTGCGAAGTGTTCTTGTTGGTACCAATCGTCGTATCGAACGTGGTAGTGGTTGCATACGCAGTGTTGAATGTCGTTACAAACAACGTGTCATAGACGGTCGAAGTAGCGAAATTGGTGCTACGCGATGCTGCAACTGTTGTGTTGAACACGGTGAGTGTCGAAGCACTCGTGGACTGCGAAGTTGAACGAGTAACAGAATTGGTTGTTCCGCGCGAAGTGGATTGAGATGTCGAGCGTGAAGTAGCAAACGCCGTGGTGCGAGAAGTTGCCGTAGAAGCACTCGTAGCAGTCGCTTGTGTGTAAGTCGTGTTGAACGATGTCTGGTACGTCGTAATGAATGTCGTAGTCGTAGAACGAGAAGTGTCTGTAACACGCGAAGTGAATGCAGAAGTACCACGATGTACCGTGTACGATGCGGTCGGCGTATGCGTATGAACAACGTATGTCCAGCTTGTGATATACGTCGTGGTTGTCGAGAACGTTGTTGTCGTTGCTCGGCTTGTAGACGCTGATGTCTGATTTCCAGTACCAACCAGATACGCAGTCGTTGTATTGAATGTCGTAGTGGTGTTGAACGTTGTCACGATGACCGTATCGAAGGTCGTTGTGAACGTGGTAAGGAATGTCGTGTTATAGCTGGTGATGTATGTGGTATTGAACACCGTGTTGTAAGTCGTGGTTGTCGCAAAATTGGTAGCGACAGTCGACAGATAGTTCGTTACAAATGTCGTGGTGGTCAACAGGCTGGTCGAGAAATTCGTGTTACGCGAAGTCTGGACAGTTGTATCAGTTGCGCGGTTCGTTGCGTACGAAGTCTGATAAGTTGTCGGGAAGACAGTCGCAGTCAGGAAGTTCGTAGACTTTGTTGTGGTCGTGTTGAATGTCGTCAGCGTTGTAGTTGACGTATTGAAGACAGTTGTCGTAGAGCGGCTGGTGTTACGAGTCGTGTTGAAGAACGTATCGTAGACAGTCGCGTATGTTGTATCAAACGTGGTCGTTGTATTGAACGTTGTGGTCGTGTTAATCAGAGTTGTCGTCAGACGGCTCAGAGTGTACACGGTGTCATAGACCGTATTGAATGCGGTCGTTGTTGGATAGTTCGTGTTACGAGAAGTTTGACCAGTCGTTGAGACAGTTGTGTCGGTCGCACGGTTGGTTGCATACGAAGTGGTTGTTGCCGTTCCAAACGTGGTTGACGTCAGGAAGTTGGTTGGCTTCAGAGTGAACGTAGCAGTCGTGCGTGAAGTCAGAGTGTTGAACACCGTCAACGTGTTGAACGTTGTGATGATTGTCGTACCGAACTGAGTTGCGTACGTCGACAGATAGACTGTGTTCCAAAGACTCAGGTATGCAGTCGTTGTTGTCGTGGAACGGCTGGTCGCGGTTGCAAAGTTCGTTGAATAGGAAGACAGATACTGCGTGACATACGTGGTAATCGTGTTCGTAGCAGTTGCGCGCGAAGTCTGACCACTAGTGGATACTGTGGTATCTGTAGCGATCGCTGTCTGATAAGCTGTATCGTAGATCGTGTTGGTCGTGGTATTCGTCAACTTGTTGGTTGCGAAGTTTGTAGAACCAGTCGTGATCGTTGTGCGCGAAGTGATTGTCGATGTATCAAAGACGGTCGTGTAGGTCGTCAGTGTGTCAAACGTTGTCGGCTTCTGCGTATTGAATGTTGTGGTTGTCAGAACATTCGTGATACGAGTTGTTGCGTACGCTGTATTGAATGCAGTGAACGTTGAGCGAATCGTTTGGAAATTCGTTGCGAACGACGATGCTGTCAGGATGTTCGTCAGGAACGCCGTGTTGAAAATCGTGTTGTAAGCTGTCGTTGTTGAACGGTTGGTATTGGTATTCGTGTTGAATACAGTCAGCGTAGACTGCGAAGTTGCATACACGGTGGTTCGGCTGGTTGGCGGCAAATCCTTAGCAGAGACAGAATCAATGACAGACGGCGTCGTATTGTTGGTGTACAGAACCACATAGGTCTGTGAACCTTGCGCAACGAATGCTCCACTGACTTGACCCGCTGCTGTTGTGTTTGACACATAAGCGCCAGTCGTGTTCGGATTTGGACCAGCAACGATCGTCACCGGACCTTCGGAATCTACAGTGACAAAGTATTCATCGCCAGCTGTTGTCTGGATTTGCTGATACACGAGCGTGTTGGCAGCAAGATCCATTCCCTGCGGGCTGTTCCATGTTGCCGTACCATAACCAGTTGTCCAGTTGTCCAGGTTGACGTTGAAATTTCCGTTGACAACGATCTCTGGCAGATGTTCGAGGAATGCTGGGAACGTGCTGCGCGTGGTATCTGTAGCCTTCTCTGTTAGGTACGTGGTCGCGTACATCGACAGATAGGCAGTAGCAGTTACATGGCTCGTAGCGATGTACGTTGCGTAGGATGTCACATACTCGGTGATGAAGATCGAAGCGAACTTGACTTCAGCAATCTCTGATCCAGAATCAGCTTGGTTCTGAATGACGACCCGACCAAACATCTGTGTGCCAGCTGGATGCCAGAGTTGCTTGAGCAAGTTGCTGTAGCGCTCAAAAGCCAGCGCAACCTGAACTTCGTAGCTGTAATCCTGATAGTAGAAGCTGTCTTGGACAAACTTATCGGCGTCAAGGAACGAGCGGGTGTCACTCCAGTATCCTGCACCGATGCCTCCCTTGCCAAGCACAACTGAACCGCCCGCAATGAATGGATTGTTGGCATTGACGAGACTGACAACATCGCCTGCCTGGTAACCATAGCCAGAATCGATGATGTTGACTGTATCAATAGCACCGTTGCCTGCTGAAGCCACACCACTGACGTTTGCATCAAGACCCTTGATGGTTCCGTCTGGAGCTGTCAGATTCAAACCACCAATTACATCATTGTGTACATTGACAACAACTGGACCATTGTAGCCAACACCAGGATTGATGGCGCGCAGAGTCTTGATGGTGCCAACAGTGATGTTGCGAACGTTGAGTGCGTCAGCCATAGGAGTGTTCTGATTCGATCCTGTAGCTGCGTAAGTGCCTGACCAAGTCAGTTGTCCAGCAACCGGAGCACCAGTGAACTCAACAGTCGAATTGGCTTCATGAACTGTGTAGCCAGTGTTGGCTACCAGAACACCCGCATCATAGACAGCAGCAACGTTCGCGCTTCCACCAACCAAAAGTTCACCAACATTGCCAATCAGAGTGAAGAGTGTCGCAACGCCGTCCGCATTCGCGAAGAAGGTGTTGGATGCAGTGTAGTTTACAGGAAGCGACTCAGCTGCTGGGAAGCCATAATCCATGCTGCCAAGCACAACGTTGGCATATGGAGCAATGATGTCGACTGGTGTCGTGATGATTTCTGTGTTGGCAATTTCGCCAATCTGGAATGTTGCGCCAACACCTGGATTGGTGTTGCCAGGAATGACATCGACAGTGGTTGGCGCAAAGCTGTCATCGTTCGCGTAGCCAAACCCACCGTTGACAATGGTGAACACGATTGCGCCATTGCGAGGCGACAGTGATGACACGACTGCCTTGCCATTGACACCAGAGCCGCCTTCAACATCAAGAACATCGCCGATCTTGTAATTGAATCCTGACTCATTGATGATGATGTCAGTCATAGAGCCAATGACCTGAGGTGTTTCAAGCGTCTCAGTGATCACGCTGTTGAGCAACAGCTCGCCTGTTTTGAATTGACCATGTAGATTGCTGAGCAACAGGACATTGATCTGACGGCGATTTACATAACGATATTGGAAATCCTCAACAATGGCTGTTGCACCAGACTCACGTCCAGTGATCGTCTCTCCTACCAGTAGAACGTTGAGAGGGTTCGCTGTGATCTCGAGATAACGCGGCTCATTCCAAACACCGTCTGATGGCTTGAGAATATCCTTGCTCGGATAGTAGACGTTCGCCTCTGTTCCATAGAGCAGCTGGAACAACAGCTGGAGTCCAACAATCGTTCCCTTGGAGCTGTACACTTCCTTGATGTGCTTCTGCAGTGCGCGTCGATCACCGACGACGTCTGCTGGAACACCCTGCATGTACTTGTCTTGGAAATAGCGCAGGAACTTGTCTGGAGTGGTATCAATGTCACGATATTCGGGAAGAGAACGCGTCTCGTCGCCGATGTTTCCTGTCTGCTCCAACCACTGGTAGTACAATTTGACAAACTGAATGAACAGCGGTCCCTCTTTCTCATAGAGACGAGGGAACTGTCCAGCAATGAATGGAGAGATAAGCTTTGTGAAGGACACCCGAAATTCCTGAGATTAGAGTCGTTCGCCGATAGCCGTGACAGTAACGTCTGCAGGGTCAACAATGAGCACCTGGTTTGCGTTTGTCACGATATCGTTTGTGATTAGCCTTGCGTAGATATTCAATGTAGAAACACCAGTTGGCAGCGAATCGACAATCAGATTGTTGATAATGATTCTGCCTGTCGCGTAAGCAACTGAACCAATACTGTTGTTCAGAACGACCTTGTTTCCCTGGCTGTCAATAGTGTAGATATAGAGATTGCCAAGACCGTCGTCCTGAATGAAGGAGTTGTAGCTCGTGCCACCCTTGGTATAGCCGAATGCTCCAGAGCTGATAGCAGGAGAACGTCCGGCTGGATAGGCATAGAGCGTCGGACTGTCGGTGAAAATCTGATTGCCGAAAGTCCAGTTGTAGGAGGTCGAGACGCTTGGCAATGGGTTCAGCTTCTTGATCATCTGGACTGTCGTGTCGTTATGATCAATGCTGACGTCTGATGCATCGATGGCTCCAGAGAGCTTTGAGAACTTCAGGTCGCCACCAAAGCCCGCCAGTGCGGTGTTGCTGTAAGAGACGATCGTGTTTGCAACCAGACTCTGAATGTCGACCACAGACTTCGTAGTCACGTTCATGTTGTATGTCGCTTGCGCAACGATGGCTGCATAGTAGAAGTCTGGATCCATGTAGATCGGTGTGACCGTGAGTCCGCACTTCGTCTGCAGGAACTGCACGATCTGCGTCTTCAAAGTATTGGGAAGAATGCTGCCGTTCACTGGCTTAGCTGAGATGATCACCTTACCATATTGCGGAGGCGAAACGGTCTCACCGCCATATGCTGTGACTGCCTGGAGCTGAGGGAACTGATTCTTGAGCAAGGTCTCGTAGTCAGTCTCTGTGACTGCTCGCTCCTGCGTAGCGAAATACTTTGGAGCATTGAACTGAATCGAGTTATTGGACTCAGCCTCAGCTCCACCAGTCGCTTGCACATTGTTGTTGCTTAGAGCTGCCGCGATCCCGCCAACGCCAGGTAGAGAAGTGTTAACAGTGAAAGTCTTAATACCGTTCGCAATAGATCCATTGGTCTGCCTATATGCAATTCGTACGATTGAGCCATCCTTGACTGGTGCACCAACAATGCCAGAGCCAAATGTTACTTCGTATTGGTCAGAGCTGTAGCCTTGGACAAAGAACACATTGCTGTCGCCAGTATAGCCAAACAGAGTGTCAGCCTTTGCCCAATTGCTGTTGCTTGTGTCTGTGTTGCTGTTCTGAACGTTCACCTTGATGCTTGACACATCAACATTGGCGCTCTGCAACACATAGCGCATGCTGCTGTTAGCAACAAATGCTTCGTTGATGATCTTGCCTTCGTAGAACGGGATCTGCTTGCCAATCCAATTGTTGGATGCGCCGATGTTCACTGCCGAGGCTGTCAGGAATGTGAAGGTCTGTCCATTGGCACTGCGTCCAACCACAGGGAAGTTCTCTGGGATCGTCACTACGCTAGGCAGAGCATTGCCGGACAAAGTCACGTCAAGGAATGCTGAAGCACTGACACATGAGCGTGGCGTGTAGTTCAATTCCTTGGCATGCGACACGATGCTATCACGGAGAATGGCTGTGTCCAGGAACATCTCACTGCCGATCAGGTTCAGGTATAGACCATTCTGATAGCTGTTATATGTGAGAATGTCCAACAGAACCGAGAGGTTGCTGCCTTCAAAGTCATAGTCCTTGAACACATCCTGCTGAGACAAGAACTTGCGAAGGTTGTCTTTCAGAGTCTGATAGTCGAGCTGGCTGGTGTCAAGGAAGCCAGAATTTGTATTCGCCATTAGCGCGTCCTAGTGAGGAAGAAGGTCAGTGACACAGTCTGCTCCGAGAATGTAGTCGAGAAGACGATGCTGACCTGATATGAGAGTTTGTCATAGTCAGGAGTGACGATGACGTTCTGCAAGATTGCCCGTGGCTCGTAGTTCTGGATCGTCTCGCGAATGTAGGATTGGAGTGTCGCAGTGGTAGTGCCGTCCATTGGCTCAAACAGGATCTTGTTGATGTTGGAACCGATCCTTGGATTAAGTCTGCGTTCGTACTTGTCGGTCAGAACCAGTCTGCGAATGCTCTGCTTTACTGCCTCAGCGTCATACACGCGACCAAGGTCGTTGCTGACTGGATGCTGTAGAAAGGCAGTATTGAAGTCAATGTAATGGCGATTGGCTGTATTAGCTGCCACGTGAGTCTCCGTCTATCATCTTATGTATTGTTGTACGGAAGAGTGTAAACTTTGACTGACAAAGTCGGCACTGTTGGGATGGTTCCTGACATGCCTGAACCAGCTGCTCCTGCTGAGCTTGGATCACCGATTGCCACCGTGCCACCTCCCAACGTCAACTTGCCGCTTGCTCCAACATCCACTGACGAACCATGCAGAGAAACACTGCCAGCGCTTCCCAATGAAAGACTGCCTGCCGCGATGCTGCTGCTTCCTGTTGTACCTATAGTCAATGTCTGTGAGTTCAAACCAATCGCAGACTTTGCACCAAGCACGATGTTCGAAGCAAGCAGACTGATGCTGCCGCCAGCTGTGATGGTCACATCTTTGTTAGCAGCAAGCGAGATATTGCCCGAAGCACTGATGCTTGCATCACCTGCCACGTACACACGATGCTGCTTGTAAGCGACCTGGAAATGTCCACCGAGTGTCCTTTGTACCACATCGCCATCTGGATGAAACTCGAAGAAGCTGCCACCATGATGGAACACATGTACACGCTCAGACCCAGCGGTGTCGTCTAGCTCTATGATGTTGTAGCCATCTGTGTGGATGACATAGTTGTCAGGATAGACAGCAGAGAATGCCGTAGCAGGCTCATCCCATGATCCACCATCAGCTGTAGCAACACCTTTCGCCGTTGTGCTCTTCTTGTATGCAACCACTGTGTTCTCAACACCACGCGAGAGCTCACTCGTCGTTGGGGCATTCTTGAACCTCGGGAACACACCATCCGGATCCGAAAAGCCTTTGCTTGAATCAACATCAGCTGGAGTGTATCCATGGAGCTTCGCCAGAACCACTGGCTGTTGTGCCTCGGTGTTGTCCAGGAAGAATCCAACGACCCAATCTCCTGGCTTACACATCGGCGCATTAGTATCAGCACCAGAAGTTGCAAAGGTTGCCCAGGGGAGATCAGTGTGTGCAAGCGAGCTGCGATCTTCTGTGTGGAAGCCAATGGATCTGACCTTGACTCGTGCCACTCCCTGATCATCCTTGATGTCCTCTACCACGCCGAGGAACCAGACCATGTTTGCGAATGGCGTGTTTTGGATTTGCATCAGTTGCCTCCATTCATGATGTTCGTGTCATAGCCATCAGCGTAGACAGTGAGATACGTGCGATAGTGTTCAGCTCTCCAGACCCTGTGCCTGACATCGGCAACCAGAAACTTGCCATGCAGAACCCAGTCCTTGCCTCGGTTGTCTGCGCTGCTGAGCTCCGGTGCATCAACATCGATCACGTCACCAGCCTTGATGCTAGGATTGCCATAGACTTCAATCGAGAAGCAGATCTGATTGAACAACTGAGTCTGCATGGTAGCTGCGTTGAACTTTTGCTCATACGAATTCTGTTGTCCAACGGTTGCATCATCTGAGCGAATTTTGACCATTGCCGAAAGCCCAGGCGTCTGCACGGAGCTGTCGGAAATCCAATTGTTGGACACTTGCTGCAGATCTGCCACTGGCTGTTTGCGTAGCACCTGTACCGACTGCTGCTGATCCACGTAGTTCTTCTTGGAACTGGTGATGTTGCGGTTGAAGTGATTAAACTGCAACAGCTCATTCTCATAGAGGCCACCGGCTGTTCTTGTCGCCTGATGACCAAGCTTGAGTTGCTGGAAGCCAAGAATGCGGAACACGTCACTGGAGTCTGAGTTGATGTTCTTGTCGACTGCTACAGTGTAGGAATGGACTATTGCTTGTGCCAGCTGAGTCCGAAGGGTGCGGAACACATGCCCATCACTCGTCTGCCAGAACATGTATAGCGAATCAGCGTCACCAGCCGCGTTCTGTGCTTGCTTGCAACACCAACCAATGACGTCGAATGGCTTGCCACCTTGAGGAACCAACGTCCTTTGTCCACCTGCCGACTCAACTTGCAAATCGGCAATGTTCAAATAGTCCTTGCAGATGCCCTGCACAATCTGATCAAAACTTCCTTTGTAGGACTTTGTCACTGGCTTCAACTGGTTCAGATGAGCCGAGATGTGCAAGCCTGAGATGACGAATGTGCGACCCAAACTGTTCTCTGTACGATCGCCCTGTCCAATATCCAGGATCACAAAGTCCTGCACAATCTTGCCTGCGTCATTGTCATGCAGAGCCAAGCTCACCGACACCACATCACCCGTCTGCACACCAAACTTCGCCACCAGTCCGGCTGCGTCAACCAGACCCATCTTGAACTGAAGTGCCTTGGCAAACATGCTTTCCCAGATGTTGAATTCTGACACAAAGCTGCCAATGCCAAGTCGCACTCCACTCGGCTTCACAAGCTCAATGCCATACTGGAAGGTGTCCAGTCCGCCTTGGTTGTAGATGATCAAATCATTCATGATGCCAGTTTCTTCTCCAGCTCAAGAGCGATGGATGCTGCGTAGGTCTTATTGATCAGTTTGATGCTTCGGCGTGCTGCGTTGTTCCGTTCTTCCCATGTATAGCTGTCCACTGGATACAGGACCAGACCATTCTCGTCCAGTCCAGTCGTGTTGTAGGCATAGGATGTCGGAGTGTATTGCAAACCACCGACCGAGCTTTCATAGTGATGAATCAGAGCCATGGCTGCTGGAACACTGCCATAGTTTGCCTCAATGTAGGCATCAAAGTCGTCTTGACTCATGTACCAGCCATAGACTGGATCAACAATTTCATTGCTGAACAGAACAAGCCAATCGTACTCAATGCTGCCATAGTAGTCAAACGCAATCGACGTTGGCGTGTCGCCGTCTTGCAGAGTGTAGGGATAGAACAACACTCCCTGATCCAGAACCTCACGAGCGATACGTGCGTTGCTCATGAGCTCACGAAGCATGACTCCGCGATACTCAACCAGTGGGATGTTGGCGAAATATTGTCTCACAAAGTCACCTTAGAATGAGATGTCAGGACTGAAGCCTGAGTTGGGAATCGGTGGAATGTCAGTGTCAGAATCATCCTGGCCACCAGCAGGTGGGAAGTTGTTGGGATCAGATGCCTCAACAATGCCCTGTGTGCCATAGGCTTCACGAGTGAGCTGCTCCACTTCCTGCAGGTTCAGAGTGAGCTCAACAGCAGCAGGTGCTGTATCAACCATCGGTGTCCATGCACCCAGAGGTGTGTATGATGTCTGTACGCCAGTCAGAACACATCGTGCGAACTGGAACAGATACTGCGTGCCAAAGAATGTGATCTCAAGCTCATCTGGATAGGTGAGGAACAGATCGCTCTTGCCAGGCAGGGAATGATATTCAAAGTTCTTGATCACTCTCTGGATCATCTGACTGTCCTTCTGGGATGTCGGAATCAGACGGAATGACAGCTGATGCTGGCGCGGAGTGACATTCTGGAAGGTGGCAACAGTGTAGGGATTCGGAACAGTGCCACGCGATAGATCAATGCTTGCTCCACTCTCAGCTGACAGACCTTGGACAAACTTGCGAGCGACATACGCAGAAGTGTCAACAGCCACATCGCCAGCCTTCGTCAACACTTGGTTTGCTGTGCCAATGTCCATTCCTTTGATGGCATCAGCAGTGCCCATACCAGCATTGTATCCTTGACGATACAGAACACCAGCAATGCCAAGCTGTGTCATGTCATAGTTCGTGGCAATAGTGTTGTTGATGGCAGTCGGCATGGGCAGGAAGATGTGGCTCCCTTGGATGTTGCTGGCGAATGTTGCCTTGTTGCCAGAGATGTCGTATGCATACTTGACAAACTTGAACAACATGCCATATGTCGGCTTCTCATTCGTGGGGAATTTGAGAGCAGCATTGGATGGCGATGTGCGATCGCGGGAAGCAGCGATGGCTTGCGATGGGAGATTCTGCAATTGCGAGGTGAACGATGGCATGTTGCGGATTGCTCTTGGTGAAGGATGCGTTCAATCCAGACGGTGAGTCAGGAGTGGCCAGACCATAGAAGACTGACATACGCCATATCTATGTCTGACAGCTCAACATCACTCTCCAGCGACCAGCATTGGTTTTCGCGCATTTCCAGAGCATTACACAAAATGACCATTTCAGACAATGACACTGACAAACATATCAGGACTCTCAAGGGAGACACGATCGTGATTGACTTGCGACCGATGACTGACAACGAGAGGATTGCATATGAGAAGGCAGCCAGAAAGCTTCCCAAGGTTGGCAAGAAGATCAGGCAGAAGCTTGACAAGAGGGATGCTCCCTGTGTGATTGATGTCACCTCTAGCAGGATGTGCGAGAATGGTGTGAAGGGATGTACAGTCAGACATGGGAAGAAGTGAGGAATGAGCTACAAGGGCAAATACAGAGTCAAGTTCCCAGGCAAGTACAAGGGCAATCCTAACGATGTCACTTACAGGTCTGGCATGGAGTTGAAGATGTTCAACTTCTTTGACTTACATTCAGATGTGCTTGAGTGGGGAAGCGAGATTGAGATTGTCAAATATCGTTCACCAATTGATGGGCGGATCCACCGATACTTCATTGATCTCTATGCCAAGATCAAGAAGAAGGATGGAACGGAGCAGGTGTTGCTTATTGAAGTCAAGCCAGAGAAGCAGAGCAGACCACCAGTGAAGAAGAGTCGTGTGACGAGGCGTTACATAATGGAAGTGAAGACCTGGGGAGTGAACCAGGCGAAGTGGGAAGCTGCCTCTGCATACGCAGCCAAGAGAGGCTGGACATTTGTGGTGATGACCGAGAAAGACATTTCTGGACTGACAGGATTCTAAGAGAACATGGCAACGACTGTATTTGACAAGATGCTTGCTGACGCTGCTCGACAGGGCATCGTGATCAAGAACACCAAGAAGAGCATGGATTGGTTCAGAGCGAGAGCAGCCAACATCCAGAACTATCAGGTGAAGGCAAGCAAGTTCCTTTCTGACTACGAGAGGACTGGAGCTGTTTGGTTCCCAGGCAACATGTACATGATGGTGTATGATCCAAAAGGAAAGGATACACTGCCATACTACGACAACTTTCCACTGATCCTACCGTACAAGAAAGTGCCAGGCGGGTTCTATGGACTCAATCTGCACTATCTGCCACCGACCTACAGAGCTAAACTCATGGATGTGCTCTGGCAGGATCGACTGAACAACCAGAAGTTTGACGACACAACAAAGATGAAGCTTGGCGCTCGTGCGTATCATGTGCTCAAGGCATCTGCTCGTTATCGCTATTTCAAGCCATGCGTCAAGCACTACCTAGATGAGCATGTTCGTTCACGTTTCATCTACATCCATCCCAACGAATGGCAAGCAGCACTCTTCCTCCCGAGCGAACAGTTCCGCAAGGCAACAAAGGAACAGGTCTGGAAGGACAGCCGCCGAACCATCAACAGGTCCTAATACAATGCCATTTGATGTCAGTGAATTCAAGAGCAACGGCGCAAGATTTGGTTTCTTGCGCCCAGCCTATTTCATGGCGAACGTTGCTCGCATTCCTGGGTTCCTCAGCAACAGAGGCTGGGATCCACGCTTCCTCATCTATCTCTGCTCAGCAGCCAATCTTCCTGGCATCGCGATTGCTACATCTGACGAGCGCAGATTTGGATATGGACCAACCCAGAAGATCCCATACGATGTGCTCCATCCAGATGTCACTCTGACGTTCTATTGTGATGGTGATGGTGAGTCAGTTGCTTTGTTCGATGAGTGGTTGCGTTCTGTCGTCACATACTACGATCCTTCTAAGACATTCAAGGGAGCATCGTATGGCGAGATCCAGTACCCAACCAACTACATGACCAATCTGGAACTCTATGCCTACAACGAGTCTCCTGGCGTGGATAACCCGACAGAGATCCTGCGCTACACTCTGGTAGATGCTTTCCCGATCAACATGTCGGATGTACAGATGGACTGGAGCAACGATGGTGCTGTTGCTTCCTTCCAGGTCACATTTGCCTATCGTTACCACACACTCCAGAAGAACTCAGCTGCTGACTATCTGTCTGGACTCGGTGGTATCCAATACGACGCGGGTTGGATTGCTGACATTGCCAACATCGGATTTGCTGTAGCCAACCGTAACAAGCAGGTTCTGGTACAGCAAGTTGAGTCCATCACATGCGGCTTCATTGGTGCTCCTGATCTGGCAAATGCTATCAACAGCATCCTCGGTGGCAATCCTAACATTGGTGCTATCACTCGTTCGCTCGACCAGCTTGGTCGACAGTTTACATTCCCTTCGTTCTGATCTAACAGGATTTGATAATGCTTCCTAAGATTGCACAACCAACCTTCAATACAGTTCTTCCGAGCAACAACAAGAAGATCACATTCCGTCCGTTCACTGTCCGCGAGGAGAAGATCCTCTTGGTGGCTCAAGCAGCCAATGATGCGGATAGTATGGTCCAGGCAATGAAACAAATCATCAACAACTGCGTGGTTGATTCCATCGACGTTGACGATATGCCATCCTTCGACATCGAATGGTTGTTCCTTCAACTGCGTGCCAAGAGTGTTGGCAACGTCATCGAGCTGCGTGCTGAGGAAGATGGAAAGGAAGTCTTCATCAAGATCGACCTGAACGAAGTGAAGGTGAAAGCAGCAACCATCAGCAACAAGATGCTCCTAGACGAGCAGCAAGGGATCGGTGTGGTGCTTCGCTATCCAACGTTCTCTGTGATCGAAAAGCTCGGCAAGTTCAATGATGAGAGTGTTGATCAATCCAACCTCGCGTTTGAGCTGTTCAAAGAGATTGTTGTGGCCATCTACGACGCGAACGATGTGTATGATGTCACGATGGCAGAACCAGGAGAGCTGGATGAGTTCCTGCAGTCCATGAATGCTGTTCAGTTCAGAAGCATTCAGGCATTCCTGGAGGATATGCCGTATGTGTACATGGATGTTTCCTACACGACACCATCTGGTGAAGAGAAGTCCTTCAGACTACAGGGTCTCCAGGATTTTTTCGGATAAGCGCTGGCTACAACTCGCTCGAGAACTATTACCGAACGCTGCACGCCTTTAGAGCCCACCATAAATACAGCGATCAGGATGTTCTTGAGTGGTTGCCATTCGAGCGCGACATCGAAGTCCAGTTTATCCTGGACGATTACGAAAAAGAGAAGGCACGCAATGGCGGATAACACTGTACAACCAGCAACCAAATACGATGATTATCAAGAGTCCAGCGCAACAGCGCAGGACATCGCTGCTGCCAAGTTCAACTTCCTCAACAAGAAGGCTGAACTCCAGATCGAGAATGAGCGTTGGAAGACTAAGAAGTGGATGGCATGGGTCTGTCTGATGACCCTGATTGTTGCCACGGGCTGCATGTTCTTCCTGGTTCCCCAGCCTAGGATGGCATCACTAGACTCTGTGACATCTTGGTTCTACGCAGCAACCACTACCATCATCAGTGCATACATCGGTTCCTCTACATGGGAACGTATCGCACTCAAGAAGCCAGAAAAGCCATCTGTGGCTGATGTCGCTGGCGCAACACCATTTGACGCCCTCAACCAAGAGAAGTGATAGGCGATGGCATTCCTTCCTAAACTGCTGACTGGTGATTCAGTCGAACGTGAGATGCTCGAAGTTCAAAGAGGCATCTTGGATGCAACGCAAGCATCAGCTAAGGCAGCAGCTTACCAGAGCGAGCAGATGGGATATCAGAGCGAACTGTTGGACACGATGGTGTCAGCAATTCGCTCTCTGCAACGTGCTATCGTCAACGGAATGAAGGTTGGTAATGCTCTAGGTGCTGCACCAAAAGCAGTCCAACAGCGCTCACGTACAACAGATGAGCCAGAACAACTGACGCGCGTCAAGACCTCTGACGGCAAGGTTGTCTATCGCAACTCACAGGGACAGTTCGCTTCTAAGTCAGCAGCTGAACAGAAGGAACGAGACGCCAAGATCATTGACATCTTCTCTGGTGTCGAGCTAGCAGTTTCCTACATGAATGAGTTGATATCAGAACAGACAGCCATGTTGGACACGCTGGTTCGTTCTAATCGATCTGTGAGTGGCTTCCTCAAGTCATTTGTCCGTCGTGTGACTGAAGACAAGAAGTCTGCTGATGCTGCAAAGCAACATGATGATCTCGAGCAAGAAAACGAGAAGGCAAACGAGCGTAACAAGAAGCCGAGAGAGAACCTGACTGATCGTCGATCAAAGAAGTTCTCTAGTTGGGAAGCAATCCTTGATGGCTTCGCTACAATCCTGAAGGGTCTACTCATTCCATTGTTGATAGGGTTTGGTGATGGCTTGGACAAATCACTGGGTTGGATTGGCAAGGTGACTGATGGCTTCAAAACCTTGTGTGGGTGGGTCGGTGATGCAGTCACTGGACTCAACAAGTGGTTCAATGGTGATGAGCATAACCCTGGCATCTTCAACAAATGGTTGGACCATGTCCACGATGTGTTTGGCGCTCTTGCTGACTTCGATCCACGTGATGTGATCAAGAAGATCCTAACTGCTCTCCCAGAATCAGTCAAGGATGTTATCCCTGACTCACTGCTTGAATATGCTCGAATGGGCAAGTATGCGTTGAAGCCAGAGACACAGCAGGAAACAATCTCACGCAAGAACAGAGAGAATGTTGTTGGTGTTGCTTACGAACAGAAGTTCGATGTTGACCAACAGAAGAAGTGGAATGAGATCGGTGAGAAGATCAAGAAGCAGGGATATGCTAGTGCAGAGGATCGCGAAGCACTGAGCAAAATCATTGGCGATAGCCGAGGCTTCCTCGGTCGCACATTTGGTTCTGATGAGGATCAAGATCGCTACATCAACTCCTACACGCAGCAGATGTCCATGCGTGGCAAAATTCAACAGCAGAGAGACACTCAGGCAGCAAATGCTACACTTGCTTCTGGTGGTCCTACCGGCAACATCGACACTGATGCTCTCTGGTCCAAGTTGGCTCCTGTGATTGCGAAGGGAGAGTCTGGCGCTGGTGGATACGAAGCGCACAATGGTCCACCAATCCCTGGTCTGACTGAGATGACTCTTGATGCTGTATCAAAACTCAAGGGAGCAGTAGGCAAGTATCAGTTCCTGCCACAAACAACACTCATTGATGCTGCTCGTTGGGCAGGACTGAAGATGAGCGACAAGTTCTCTCCAGAGAACCAAGAGAAGATGGGTCGTGCTCTGTTTGATCGTCGTGTGCGCATCGGAATGAAGGATGGCACTTCTGGAATTCAGAAGCAGCTGGCTCTTGAATGGGCATCCTTGCCGAAAGATACAACTGGCATGGGAGCATGGGATGGTTATGCTGGTAACAAGGCAGCAGGTGGAGCTGAGCGCGGTTCCTTCATCGCATCTGCCATCAATTCCAGTCAGAATGTTCCAGCACCATCGATGGCTCCTGCTAAGCAGAACGATGCTGGTGCTAAGCTATCTGAGATGGCTGTTGCACAGAAGCAACCACCAGTTGTCGCTCCAGCCCAAGTTGTTGCTCCGACAGTGAACAACATCAAGAACAGTCAGACCATCAACCAGGCACCACTATCGGCAACAACGCCAGCGGAGTTCTCTCCGCACGTGTAATGAAAAGAGGGAGAGCATTGCGCTCTCCCTCAACATTCAACTAGACAATGGGTTCTCTTTTACTTCCCCAAGTCGGCGAACCACTGATCCAGGTCTTCTTCGCCACTCTTTGTGGCAGAAGCACTCTTATTGTCAGACCACGGCAAACCATCATCACCATCGACAGCGGGAGCGTCCTGCTGCTCAGCAACACGCGGAGTGTTGCGCGGACGATACTCAGCAGGAGCATCATGCGTCAGAGACTCAGCATTACGAGTCACCTGACGAGAAGAGCCACCAGCTTCACCTAGGACTTCCTTGAGGCGAGTCTCGAGTTCAGCATAGCTCTTGAACTGATCAGGAGCGATCAGACCAGCCAGAGAATGCTCTGCCTGCCAGACCTTGTCCAGTTCATCATCGTCATCGCTCAGCGGAGCAGGCGAATCAAAGTGACTGTTGTCATAGTTCTTGAAACCAGCAACCTGACGAATCTTCAGCTTGAAGTTTGCGCCTTCCCACAGGTCGAACGGATTGAATCCTTCTTCGCCAGCGATTTCCGGATACATCACCGCTTGGACTTTGTCCCAAATCTTTTTGCCGTACTTGAAACGGAAAACCTTTCCTTCGTTTTCCGGATTGGCTGCATCCTTCACCACATAGATGTTGGACACGAAACCAAGACGACGCTTCTGAGCACGAGCTTGCTTACGTGCCGGAGCCTCATCATCTTCGGTGCTGTTCCACAGCGTGGAATTGAGTTCACCGACCGGATCCTTCTGGCCAAGAGTGGTCAACGAGTTCTCGATGTACCACTTACCAGTCGGTCCCTTGAAACCGTGTGTGAACAGACGCACGAAGGTCGAATCTTCGCCTGGAGGAGCAGGAAGGAAACGGATGATTGCATATCCATTACCAGCCTTGTCAAGACCAGGAGACCAATAGGTCGCATCATCGCTGGAGCCACCCTTCTGCGAGACCTTCTCGATCTCCTTCTGGATGCGCTCAAAATCCGACTTGCGCTGCTTCTTGAGTTCAGAAAAACTAACTGCCATATGTGTATTCCTTGTATGTGTTGTATGTTGTCTTATTCACATGGCGTGTGTTGCCAAATCATGATGTAAGTGTAACTATGCGCTGTATGTTCAACGCTCTAGCACATCTAGATATGTGCTGTTAAACAGCAGTCTCACGACTGGAGATCAACGAACTTCCCTAACGTTGTACGAAACGTGTCGCGGTTGAATTCGAGGAATGGTCTGTACTTCTGGATGGTGGCACGTGTCTCAGCCCACAAGACGGGGTCTGCGATTGTCTCAGTCCAGTATGGTACAAAATTGACAATGTCCGAAATGATGGTGATGCTTTCAAGAGACACCTCACCACGCAGGTGCTTGGAGAGGAGAAGTGGATGTTGATGATCTGGGACATAGAGCAGATCATCAATCGTCTTACCATCAAAGACCTTCATCTCTTGATTGAAGATGTAGCTGAGTGACTCCTGCTTGCGGAGCCAATCCTTGTAGTTCCGATCAGCTTCCGGATCATCAACATCACCGACCCAGAAGTTTTTGTTCAGAACAAAGTTGGCTACCAGTATGCCCGCAGGATCCTTGTGCTTCGCGAGTTTAACAAACTTGTACTTGTCGCGACGAGTGTTGAAGCTATCCTCAGACGCTGACACCTTACCATTGTACTTGAAGATATCGTAAGAAGCACTACCAAAGTGGAGCTTCATTCCGAGATACATCTTGTACAATTGATAAGGAGTGTACTTTCCTTCAGTTTGAAGCGATACTGGCAACCTCATGCTATAAGCTACCTCATTACAAAACTTTAAGCCATTATGATACCTCTATCAGTCCCCAAAGGGTTCCCTGATAGAACTGATTGAGTGGCTCTCGCACAAATCACAGATGAACGATAGGACGAAGATGTCCCGATCGCTGAGTCTCTCGACATAGTACACTGGTGCGTTCACCCCTGAAACGTCACGAACCTGCTTACAATGATCACAAAACACGGTTCTTTCAGAGTGCATGTTTGAAACTCCTGGTGGGTTGACACCAAGAGTATGTATGGCTCAATGTTCCTTGTTCATTTCCTGACGGATCTTGGTAGCACTGATGGCTTGAATCTCAGGCGGCAGCTCGATCTGTTCGACATTGTATCCGACATCACGACCATAGTATACACCACCAACATTCAGACAAGGGATGACTTGTACACGACCCCGATAGTCAATCATCTTTGTGAGGATGCGAGACTGCACTTCTGTGAAACTGAATGGGTTCTTGTCGGAACGAGGAACAGTCCGCACCAGGATGGCCAATACTGGATGCTTTTGTAGCACACGTTCAGCCAAGGCGCGGTGGCCATCATGGAATGGCTGATATCTGCCGATCATAACGCCAGTCGGCAGTTCGCGATACATGCGCCGGACCCATTCATTCACATCGAACTCATCCCACTCCTGATTGGTAATGGTCGCATCAGGATTGGTTGGTGGCTGATAGAGCCGATTGGTGTCCTCGAATCGGCTCTCCTTGATGGTGTCCATGTAGAACGTGTAGTGCGGATCGTAGATGGCCCTTAGCTCATCAGTCGGAGCAACAAAGTCAGCTATCGTAACGTTCTTGTGATTGAGATCAGCAAGACGACGCATGCGTTCTGCTTGACGGATCCGTCCTTCTATGTTGAAGTCCCAATCGTTGTGCTCGGTGCGCAGAGCATCAGCATTGAGCAAACGAGAGTCCGGGATTTGATCATTCAGCATCTTGGAAAGATACGACTTGCCGGAACCCGGAAGACCAGTTACGAGAATGCGCATATCAAATCTCCCAAATCTTGTCGTCGACGAAAGTGTAAGCCATTGCTTGTGCACCGATGTAGCCACGTGGATTGGCCACAACAGGAATGCCCTTCAACTTTGAAGGCAGCACGTACTCCTGACGGATGTGGACGTGGCCATGAATCCATAGATCGATCGGCAAGTTCAGGATGCGATCCATGTTGGTGTTGCCATAAGCGTACACCAAATCGCCGTCTGTGTATCCATTGACGAACGAAACATCAGGTAGATGGTGAGACACTACCACCGTCTTGCCATCAAATGGAGTCGACAACCATTTCTCAAACTCTCCACGATAGAATTGGTTGCGTGCATAGATGAAGTGTGGTGAGATTGGAACCTTTTTGTATCCTATCTCTCGTGCATAGATCTTGCGATAGTCATTCATGCTGTATCGCACGATGGCCATCGTTGCTTCATCAGCATCGTTGAAGTCAGTCCAGAGAGTTCCTCCGACGAACCTCACATTGTCGATGATGGCATAGTCGCCATCAAGGAAATGGAGGTTGGGAATCTCATCACCGAGACCGCGCAACTGTTCCAGAGCTTCAAGATAGAAGCTTCCGTAGAACTCATGGTTGCCGGCGACATAGATCACAGCCTTGAATTGATCACACAGCTTGCGCAGATCATCAATGCTGTCATAGCCAGTTGGAAGCACCATGAAATCGCCAGCAATGACAAGAACAGTCTCCTTATCATCCTCGCGACCATGCCATTCAAGACGACCAAACTCTGTATGGACGTCAGACCAAATTCGTAATTTCATTCTTCACCGTAGGAATTGATACCCACACAACGACAGCATGTCGAACACCAGATGTCACTGGTCGAACTTCATGCCACGCATCACTGTTGAAAGCGATAGCTGTACCAACAGAGGATACATGCGTGTGAGTGATATTGGCACTGAGCCCTTGCTCGTAGAATACGAGTTCGCCACCAGTATACCCTGAATCGAGTCCAATAGAAATAGACACGACTCGCCGATATGGCAAGTTAGGGATGACATCTTGATGAGCTTTGTAAAAGAATCCAGTGCTGTATTTGAGGAACACTGTTTTGAACATTCGCGGCTCTGATAAGCCAAACGGAATAGCGAGGACATCATCGATGTAGGATTTGATGATGGGGTGAAGCCAATCAACAGCGACTTCGCCTTGCTCAACCAATCGAATGTTTGGTGCAAATCCACCAGTGACGTTTGCCAACTTGGAATGGCGCGGAGCTGCTATGAGCTCCGCGCACTGGTGTTGATTCAGAATCTGTCCTTCGTGGATCACATACTATCCAGCGCAGCCTCGAACTGATCCTGGATCTGCTTCAGAGTGTCAGCCTTCTTCTTGTCGAGTCGCTGTTCGGCGAAGCGCGGAAGGAACAGGCTGTACTTGCCGTTGCGTTCGGGCATGATCGAGTTGGAGATCACCGAGACGACCGAACCCTTCCATCCCTTGTTGAAGTTCTTGGTGATCTCCTCGCGGAGTTCGTCCGGAAAGCCAGACACGTTCACTTCCAACTTGTGGTCTTCACTCTCGCATTCGAGCGAACCTACCATGCCTTCGAACTTGTTGCGGCCAGGCTTGAAGCCGATCACTCGCAGTTCGACTGCTACTTCCATCTTGAACTTGATCTGCCACTTGGAAGTCTTGTCTTCCCAGATAGCATTGCAATCCTTGAGGACGGTTCCTTCTTCACCGCAAGCGAGAGCATGCAAGTAGTGTTCCTTGGCTTCTTCCATCGAGCGAACTGTTGCGGTCTCGATGATGGTAATGGTGGCTGCACCAGTAACAGGGAACAGTGCACGCAGATGATCGAGCCGCTTGCTGTACGGAACGTGATATGCTCCACCAGAGACAGATTCATTCAGAGGAATGATGTCCCACACCTTGTAGATCACGCGGTGGTTGCTCGGAAGATCACCACCTTTGAGCAGGCGATTGAGCATGCCGTTCGATTCTTGTCTCGGCAGCGTTTCATTGCCATCCAGATGCGCACGCTGAACCAACAACTCGCCATGGAGCTGGACATCCCGACATTTCTTGGACAGGCGTCCAAGTTGTTCGGTGATGTCGGAGAACGCTTCGATCGGGAACGGAGAACCGTTGCGCGACATGATGGTCACATCACCATTCTCCTGCAGATCGATGTTGGCGAACATACCATCTGCCTTGATCTGGCTGTAGACGCCTTCCTTCCAGTGGAACTCCTTGATCTTGGATCCCTTGAGCAAGGAACACCGCATGTACGGCACGTCGGTGATCAGATCGCTCCAGATCGAGTTGATGCTGGAGGTGGAGATACCTGCCTTGACGTCTCGGTCGATCAGCATCTCCAGGAGCTCACGCTCCCAATCTTCCTGCATCGCCGACCATGTATCAGCCAGCCATTGCTTGGCGGCATTACCCGTGATAGCGCGCTCATGGAGCTGCGAGATCAGAGAAGACACCATGCCTGCGTGGAATTTGCCATTCCGCTTCACTCCTTTGGACGCAGCCTTCTTGTCGACTTTGCCCTGGTAGAAATTGATGCGCGGCTCATAGCACACACGCAGGAAATCCTTGAGCTGTTCGTTGCCGAAGTTCTTCTGCAGGATTGCCAGCTTGGCATTCTTGCCGGAAGCATTCCGGACGGCGATGATGGTGTCGTAGACTTTCTTCATGATCAGAGGCTTTGTTCGGGATAGAGAGGAGTGAGACAATCGGCGGGAAGACCGGCGCAACCACACTTATGCGCCTGATTGCATTCGCCTTTGCCGTTGTGGTATCCCTCGTGGTGACCACAGGGACACATCTTCGGTCCATTCTCGTAGCACCAGAATGGCACATACGGAGAGTTGTCGCTCGGACCGCGATTGGAATCGCTTACAGGACCTGGCATTGTCGGTTACTCCTTGTTGATGATGCCAAAGAACGAGAACGCAGGGAAGATCCAAACGAATCCAGCGCCTGCCTTTGTGAAGATCTCGAGGAGAACACAAGCAACCAAGCTGACGAGAAAGACACAGAGAGTTGCCAAACTAGAAGCGCTCATGTTAATCCTTGTTGAATAGTCAGAGCGCTATTATCGCTTCGGGTCGCACCAAAGAGTGCTATGACGAATCCATTCTGGCGATGCGACCCATGACACGATCCTCAGCCGAAGAAACGTTCTCGGCAGATCGGGCCAATGCCCAGCTCCACCGATTCCTTGTTTGTCAACTCACGACCGCAGCAGGAGCAGATGCCGGACTTGGCACCAAACTTCACCGCAGCTTCGAGAGGGTTCTGGCACACTTCCAGGAGAGAATCGACGATCGCCTGCGGCGTCTTGAAGCCAAAGAACCTGCCGTTCGGATCGATCTTGCCGATGTACTCGCCATTGTCGTGGCTCTTGACGTACAGGAAGCCAGCATTCTTGCCGGCATCAGGAGCCAGGGAGAAATCGAATTGCTCCGTGCGCACGGTCGGACGCTTGTAGCCATTTCCGCGAGCGCGCTTGAACACTTCCAACATCTTCAGCGCACCAGAGCCGACTTCCGGACGCTTGGCGTCAGCTTCAGCCTTGGCTTCCTTGCCCTTGTCGATGGAGCGCTGGACAGCAGCGATCTGGTTCTCGGTGAGATAGCCACGATCGCAGAGCTGGTCGTACAGCGAGCGTGCGAACTCGTTGTTGCCGTTTTCTGCACGCCAGCCGATCCAGTCCCAGATCTCCTTGTGTTCTTCCTTGAAGAGGCGTTGACGATTCGCGAGATTGGCGGCAGCGGTCTTCGCTGCCTTGCGAGCACCCTTGACCCGATTGGCACGATTCTGCGAGACCACGCCCTTGCCCAAGCACATGCGGCAATCGTACCAGCGCAGATTGACATAGCCGTACATTTTGCCATTGCGACCATGGCAGTCGGGGCACTCGATGGTCACGATGTCGCCACGAGGACGCGAAGCCTTGGTAGAAGCAGTGTCCAGATCGTCGAGATCGGAGAAATCCAGCGCGAGATTGTTCTGAGCGTTCATGCCGCTTGCTCCGGATAGGTGCGGATCAGGATGAACCCACCGCGCGCTTCAGCGTAGAAACGGCGGTCCTTGTACGTCTCGAACAGATCGTTGAGGTGCTTTTCGAACAACTCGGGATGCTCCTTGCACCACCCCAAGTTGAACTCGACTTCGATCTCGGCGTTGATCACCTGATCGCCGATGGTGAAGGTCGCGGGGAGCATATCACATGCTCCAGTAGGTTTCCGTGCTCGGATCGCAGCACGGCGGAGTGTTGATGTCGATCACGATTTCCTTGCCGGTCATGAGATTCCTGACCGTCTTCGTCGTTCGAACGGACTCGTCGTACTCGGCGAGCGAGATGACGTTGTAGTCCTTGGCGACGAACTTGTTCCAGCGTTCCGTGGCAGCGCGAGACGCGCGCTTGGCATCACGCTTGATCATGGCGGTCTTGCCGATGTTGGCGCCGCGTTCCGTGGTGTACGTCTTTACGATCAGGCTGGTGTTCTTGTCGTAGACAACGAATGACATGGTCTGGTCCTCGGGCTATGAACGATTGTAGCGGAGATTGAGTTCTTCCTTCGCTTCATACAACTCGTTGCGAAGAAAGGCTGCGCGGCGAGAAAACTGATTCGCGAATGGCGAACCTTGGAGGAGAGCGAGTCGGCGCGAGAGTTCACGAACGTGCACGCGCAGCCCCAGATCGCTCTTGTTCAGGAACTTTTGGTTGTTGCGGCTCATGATCGGCTCCTGTTAGATGAACCCAAGAGCTTCGACCGTCTCGGACTTCGAGAGCGAGTCACAGAAATTCTCAAAACGGACTTCTGCCGCCGATGAGAAAAACTTGAACTGCGTCCTCTGGATCGTCCCGGCGATGCTGGGCTTCCGGGAAACCTTGGCGATCTGGTAACCGTCTTCGACAAGGAAAGCGGACACCTTACCGTTCTTGGCTGTCTTAAGACCGGAGATCTTGTATTCCATGGCGGCGGTTCCTAGTTCGGTAGTTTGGCGGGCTTCCCGCCGACAACAATAGTATGCCGGAACCCTCCCCTCAATTCAAGAACTAAATTGCATGAAAAATCAGTGACTTACGCTGAATCCAAGCCGGTCAATGTAAGTCATTGACCTGAAAGGGAACGTAAGTCACTGATTTTAAGGGATTTTCCGCTAACATTGCTTCTTAACGGAAATTTAACGTTTTGTTAAGGTTCAGACCGACCGCGTTCGATTGCTTCTTCGATCAGTCGATTGACCTTACGCATTTCCCTACGGCAGATTTCAAGTAGGAGGATTTGCCATTTGTGTCTGGACATCAAGTGCTCTCTTCAATTCTTCGAGAGATGCAAACACACAGACTTTCTTGTCCATAGAACCGATCATTGTTAAGACCTGTTCTTTGTCTGTGTACAGATACATCTCGTTGGTTTGTTTATCAATGACTGCGCGATGAAATGGAGGACTGGTGAACTGACCCTTGTTGACTTCATCTACGCAAATAGCCACGCCGATTGTTTCAAATATTCTAACTGTCTTTTCGGTTGTTGTCGGTGCACAACCGACGACAAACAGTAGCGCAGCAACAAGCAGGTATTTGCGCATGATGGCACCTCAGTCTATGTAGAGCGCGAGATTCTCCTCGTTGATTGGAACTGCCTTGATAGCATGGACCAGTTGAACGTAGAAGTCTTGTTGGTCGAATGGTTTGTAACCCTTCTTCATGTACTTAGTGATACGATGAAGAGTTGCGACTGGGTATTCTACGCGATGGATGCGGAGAGTTCTCGTTTGAAGATCTTTCAGATCAGCAACGTTGAGATAGAAATCAGAAGGACGAATATCACCGCGAATCAACAACGTGCTGAACTGGCGCAGGCTGAGTCCAAACCGACAGATCGTGAAATCGAAGCTGCTCAACAATTCACCAATGCCAACATAGAATCGCTTGGCAATCAGTTGGACTTTCATGTCCATGAATTTATACGTGAACAACTCGCCTTCTGGGCAACTGAACACCAACTTAGCACCAGCGAACTTCAATGCTGTCTTTGTGTATTGGAGAGCAGCATCGCTGTAGAAGAACAGATCGATGTCTTCAAGCGGTTCACCAGTGAGCATCGTGCGGCAAGCACCACCTGCACAGAACACTTCGCGATCGTAGATGTCACCGACATACTTTGATATTGAGCGAAGAGCTTCTGCGACCTTTTCGCCGTTCTGGTTCGGGATCCCATTGAGAAGCGGAAGTTGATTCATGTATCTTTTTCACCATGCTGTAATAGACGTCATCAGGCACATGCCAACCATCGTTGATGTATTTGTACATGCGCTGTATTTGAAAGATGAGGAATTTGTCACACTTTCCTGGAATCAAAGTTTTGGTTCTGATCGAGTCCAAGGTCAATGGGTGGAGGATGTAATTCATTTGCATGTCACAGACAGCAGCAGAATGCATCCAGTCTTTGTGTTCTATCTGAAACTCAAGAGGACCATAGTACCAATTGCATGCATCGTATGCATGCCCATCACTTTTACGAAACACTGTGATGTAGTCACGTGTGTTGTCGCGCGAAGAAGCCAGATGTTTCGTGCATTCAACGTCAGAGCGAGCAAGCATTCTCTGCTCAAACTCAATGTACGTTTCATGATCTTTGAATATGAGATCGGTGTCCCGAATGCGACTGCCTGTCAAGACACCGAGAACAGACCCGCCTATGCACCAGATGTCTAGGTCATCACAATTGAGGAACTGCAGACGTTCTCTTAGAACTTGTTCTGCATCCAATAGAACATGTGGCGATAGATGTTGTCCTTGCCCACCGGATTCATCGTATGAATGTAGAATTCCGGTTCCTTGTCGATCCTGTTTGAATCGTAGAAGTGTGTCAGCCATACCGCCGCGTGATAGCCTGTCTTTTCTCTCTTGTTGTAGTCGATCTTGTCGCCAACGTCAGTGTAG